CAGATCTTTTCAAAACCCCTCTTCTCTATGTATTCAACACTAGATTTAGCTTTACCTAAGACATCTGCTACTTCTTGTAGTGTGTAATCTTCCCAGAATCTTAACTTTAAAATCTGCCATTCTTCCATAGATAAGTGTTGTTCAGCTAAATTAAGAATATGGTTTTCATAGTCTAACTTCTCATATTCCTCTGCATGGTCGGGTATAGATGACGAAAAATCTTCGTAACTTACAGAGTCAGATAGTAAGATATTTCTTAGCCAATTAACCCCTTCCTGAGACATATCACCTGTCTTATTATCACTTATATTATGTGACAAACGCCTAGCTACGTTATGTTTAGGGATACTAACAGGTTGTAGGCTTAAGTTAATGTAGTCATGCATAGCTCTATTAGCTTCACGATACAGTTTCGCTGGGTGTACCTCTGGATCTTCAGCCCTTAACTCTAGGCAGACTATAGCCCCCTCAGATACTATGTCATCGAAGTCATTAGGCCTGTTATATTTGTGTGCTAACTTACGACACATATTTATAAGATCTTCATTACTTATCATAAGGGCCTCCTCTTAGGCTTGATAGAGGCTGATATAACCTCAGTCTTTAGGCATTGACCTATAGCATCCCTATCAATGGCATACACAGGCTCGTAATAGGCTGGCAGAGCGTCACCACAAGCCCTAGCACTAGGGAAGATGACCTTAGCTTGTAGGTAGTCACCATTTAGCGTATAGCTCAACACAAGGACAGTATAGAACAACATTATAGATACTCCACTACTCTACCTGTATTCCACCTCTTAGCCTCTCTCTGGGCTTCCTCACGGCTGTTAAAGACCCATACTTCAGTGTCATACGTCCAAGGGTTCTCCTTCCTCACGAAAGTATACTCCCCCTTCTCAACCTCTATTTCCACTACATACCTACCCATCACTTTTCTCCTTCTCTAAGCCAGCCTTTACTAATGTTACAAAGCCTACATCAAAGATAGCCATAAAGGTTTCTGGGTCACACTCTACTTGTAGCGTAGCACTGCCATCCTCGTGTTCTTCTATATCAGTTACTTTTATTTCACTCATCATGGTTTATTCTCCTTAGCCCCAAGGGCGTCGCATCAAAGATGCTCTACTGTATCTACGAAACCTTTTATTGTAGGCACGTTTGATTTTCTTTACCTGTCCTGATTTCCATCGTAGGAACTTACGTGATTTACTTAGGGCATCATACTCATCACCACCCTTCATAGGTATACGCTTATTCATCTGTTATTCCTACGCAGGGTAGTAAGATCGACAGCTTACAGTACTTAGGATACTCATCATAAGTCATAGCTATCAGTACTGGTGGTGCAGCTATCAGTAAAGCTACAATAGCTGACGCCTTGATTGCACCGTTAATGTTACCCCTCATAATTATCCTCCGCTAAGGATTCCCAAGATACAGGAAACAGTTCATACATCTGCCCTGCAATTAATTCTGCAACCTCTCGTGTTTCAGCTTGAGTGTCATCAGCACAACGCAGCTTACACATATCGGCAAAGGCATCCAAGCTACCTGACCAGTACCACTCAGTCATCATGCTCTGTGGTAACACCATACGGGCCTGTTCAGGTGCTACGCCTTGGTTCAGTAATGTTTGGTAGTATCTAAGTGACCACATGTTAGCCTTTGAAGATGAAGCCATTATACTTTGACTTGTTGATACAACACCATCAGAACCTTGCTTCTTATCCTCGCTACGCCCACGCCATTCATCAGGCACATAAAACTCAGGCTCACTATCTACATACCTACGGCTAATCTCATTCCAACGCAGAAACTTATGCTTGACTAGTTGTCTAGCTACAAAGACTGGTGCCTTGACATGGAAACTAGCAAAGCAATGTCCGAAAGGTGATATGTGTTTATGCTTAGCTAGGTATTGTATAAGCTTCTTATCTTTAAGCTTCATATGCTGCTTGAAACTATAGGCATCTGATTCCTCATAATCCCACTCACTCTCCTTACCAAAACTTACACGGGCTGCATTAACTACAGTCAGGTCATTACCCATGCTGCCTTTATATGTTACTTCAATCATGCTACATCACCCCCTTTAATCTCATCCATTATTTCCATCAGGCGGTCTACACTCTCTTTAGGCACTTGCATACTAAAACCCTTAAAGTGATTAATAAGTAATGTCCCATCACCAAAGTAATAAGCATTCCACCCTTGACTAAGATCTGCACTCTTTATGATTTTATTTGTTTTATCGGTCATAGCGATTCTCCTGTTTCACTGCGTAGCTGTGCTACTTTTCTTGTGTTTACGCTTCCTGTTTAATATAGGCTTTTTCTTGTCAGGTACAACCCTCTGTCTATACTTGGGTTGCCTCAAGTCTTTAGCCATAGGGTTGGGCCTTCTTTTCTTCATTAGTACGGCACCTCTCCATTTCCATCACGGGGGTCATTATACCAATCCTTAGATAAGTGTAAAGCCCTCGTTTCACTGCGTAGCTGTGCTACTATAAAATCTTCCTCTACATCTACTTCATCCTCAGTAGGTATCATAATACCTAACATGCGTAATTCCCTCTCTAGGTCTTGGTTCATAGCTCTGCTCCTGATCTCCGCAATGCGTTTTCTCTTTGTTTTAATACATCTTCGCAACTAGTTATTAAACACTTTAAATGATAATCACTAGATTCATTTATTATAGTACTAATGAGATTAAATACAACCCTACCTTTTAAACTTACTACGGGCTTATGATTGTGAATTATATCTAACCCTAGAGTGTAAATACTACGTTGATTACCTTCATTGAAGATAGCACCTTGGTGGTCATAGGCCTTGTTTTTTATTTCTATACCCCTTTTGTCTATAGCTGCAACTTTGAAACGTCGATGATCATGTATATAAATACTCATAACTCTGCTCCCATGCAAAAGATGTGTCTACCGCCTACCTTCATAGCTAGTACCTTGTCAAGGTTAAAGCACTTGTAACCTTCGCTAGTCTTAAGGGTCACATAGCCATTACTACGCAGGGCCTCCGCAGCTATACGTCCACGCTCATTTCCCTTGAGGCCCTTCTGTACATTCATACGTCCATTGTATACACGCTCTTCGTCAGTCTTAGTCAGGAACTTGACTGTGATGAAGTTATTAAGGTTATCAGCAATTACGTTACTTACCATTGTCTTATCTAGTGCCATTGTGTCTCTCCTTGTACTTATGATTCGGCTCTATAGTTACAGTCACATTTCTTACGGCTCTGGTCAACCCTCTTTTATACTTTTCTGCTTCTGTATTATTATTAACCAGTTTCCAGCAATTCAATTTCCCATCGGGGGTATATACACTACAGCGTAGCATTACCATACTCATCTAATGATAGTGGGATACTGTCGTATTCTTTCCTGTACTCCACCTTATAATCTTCTCTTCCGAATGGGTTACGACACTCATAGATAAAATCTATTGCATCTGACTCCATAAGAAACAAAGCTATGACATCGTTTAATTCAGTATTGATTACACAAAACATATTACTTAACCCTTTCCATATTATCTAAGAAGCGTCTGACTGAAACTAAGAACTGCCACATAACCTTTTCACTCTTCCCGTATTTCTCAGCCATGATGGCAATCGCATTGTCCTTATGGGAAAGATGCCCATATTCATTAATTAGATCTTCACATTCTTGTAGCATCAGTCATCACCCTCTTCACTATTGATGTATTCCCATTCCTCTTGACCCTCTTGGCATACGGCACAGATAGTATCGTTGTCACCATGCATTTCCTCGAAGGTCTTGTAGAACTCACAACACTCACAAAAGTATTCTCTATTCATTCTAAACAACATTATAACCACCCTTCTGATTTGTGCACAATCTTCTCGTTTTCGTCATAGACCCAACTGTAGTCTGTTTCTTCGTACATGCACTCTTCTTTTGCCGCATTAATTGCTTCACGTAAGTTATTGAAAGTCTCAGTAACTAGGTCATGGTCTTTATATGTTGTCCTGACTTTATACATTATGATTCTCCTACAGCTTTCTGTCTAACTGATTCATACTCTACATCATCCAGCAAGTTAGTCAAATGCTTTTTAGCTTCTTTGATGTCATCCTTCAAACGATCAATATCATTCTTAGCATCTTCCAGATACTCAAAGAGGCTGTTGATTTTATCTTGCTTAGTCCACGACATATCAAATTCGCAGGTATGGTTCACGTTGATCCCACGTTCAGCATCATTGCGGTATTCTTCTGCACGACAAACAACAGTTTGTAAGTCACTTTCGATCTCTCTGATCTGCTTAATAATATTTTCCATCGGTACTCTCCTCTACTAGAATTTAGAATCACTCTACTAATTTCCACTGCGGGGGTCAAGCCCTTAATTTCCACTGGTGGGGCTAATTTCCATCGGTGGGGTCACGGTCATTTTCCACTGGTGGGGGGTCATTTTCCATCGGAGGGGGTGTTCGTGATTCGTTCCAGTGTTCCTGATTCGTTTTGGTTTCATGATTCGTTCCTGATTCGTTCCAAACTACCGATTCGGATATATCCCAAAATGCTGTCAATGGCACAAAAAGATAGTTTACAAGGAATTTCGGATAGTGTGGCTTAAATACTATGATTCGCAACAAAGATTCACTTGACACAAGATTCTGCTTTACGAATCGGACTTGATTCGATAACGCAACAAGCGAATCACTTATATCTGAGTCTTTTGATATGGTATTTTTAAACGTCATGATTCGTTTTTGACATATCGTGCAATCTGTCCGTCAATTGTTATTTTTGCATATCTGCCATGCGTTTTATGCAATAGTTTAACCATTAAACAATAGCTTGACTCAACGTTTTGAATGTGACTCACAAGATTCAACCTTAAAGTGTAAAAACTACAAAATAGGGTGATTCTTACAACCAGAATACGTGTCAACCCCAGGGAACAAATGTGAACACTCGATATTAGCGCCTCTGAGTGTACCGAATCGAATTTTATGAGTCAGACTATGCAAAACCTTTGCCCCCACTCAGAGGGCCTTATATCGGCTCTGAAGGCCTATTGCGCTGCTTGTCCAGTATGGTAATATCTTTTCAGTTTTAACCCTTTAGCGATTCGAGGATTCCGCTATGACAAATCTGGAAAAGGCCTTGGCTCTGGTGCCTACTATGCTTAAAAATATCGATCAAAAACTTGAGCGTGAATCTTGCGCTCTTAAACGTGCCGAATTGGTCACTGTTAAAAATATCTTAATAAACGCAACAAATAAGGAGTCTTAATAATGTTTAACTTTCTTGCTTTTCTTGCTTGGCTATTGGTTTTCGTATCAATGGTTTTAGCTATATTCTTTGCACCTTTTGTATTCTCTACGCTCTTCGGCGTTCTGGTGTTTTCTCTTTTCTTATCTATATCGGTGGCCGTTGCTATCGTTATTAATACGGATTTTTAATCATGGATTATCAATTGAGAATTAGGGACGTTCTAGGCTGGTTCTTTGCAATGATGCTATTACTTGCCGCAATGTATTGCTTGCCATATCTCACACTTTTAGAGCCGTTCTATGATGATTGCGGAGTCGGTATCATGACTCAAAACTCAGGCGGTTTTTATATCAATCTAGTTTGCAAAGGGTAAACACAATGAAACGCACAAACACAATTAATCTGTTAAACGACATCAAGCCTAGACTCTATAACGGTTTTAAATCTAAGGCTGAATGCTTGCGAGTAATCCGCAAGGCTGGTTTTAATTTTACTTCGGCTCTAGGTGCCGTTGAGTCTAATCCTAAGATTGCAAAGAACAGCAAGCTTGGAGTCCTAAGTCGGGGCCATAATTTTGCACCAGCAAAAACGGCTGGCCATTACTTCAAGCAATCTAGCAAAGGCTTGCGCAAGGTTCTAATCAATACATGTTCTGAAGCTAGTCTAGGGTGCGCTGAAGCTTGCTTGCATACTGCTGGAAACCCTATCTATCTACCCAATAAGGTAAAAGCTCGCATAGCTAGGACTCAAGCTTTCTATAACGTTCGCAAGGCTTATCTAGCGCTTATATGTTTCGAGATTGAGTCCCACTATCGCAAGGCTGTTAGCCTTAATATGATATGCGGAATCCGACTTAATACGACTTCCGACATACCTTTTGAATCCGTATATCTTGACGATGGAAAGACTATCTTTGAAACATTCCCGCAAGTCGACTTTATGGACTACACAAAGCGCTTCAAGGCTATGCTTAGGTTTTGTGCGGGTAACATGCCTTCAAACTATCACTTGACGTTTAGCAAGTCGGAATCCAATTGGGATCAATGCTTAGAAGTCTTAAAGGCTGGTGGCAATGTTGCGGCTGTTTTTGATAAGCTACCCGAGTCCTATGCTGGCTATACTGTCATTAATGGGGATGAATCCGACTGGCGCCCTATGGATCAACAAAACGTTATAGTAGGACTCAAGGCTAAAGGCTTGGCACGTAACGACGACTCCGGCTTTACAATTCGCATAACAGCAACACAAGAAAAGGTTTAAGAATATGACACTGATAGCAAACTATCCAAGCAAGAAAGCATGCAAAGAAAGCATAGGCCAACCGCTAAAGTATATTGAGACAAGCATATTCGGCGCAGAGTATACGCCAAACGGGACTCTTACTGTTGCTAATAGACCCCATATAACCCACAACGGGCGGGAATGGTTTGGCCGCATAACAATGCGCAATGGGCTAATCGCTAAGGTTACCTAATACAGTTTCAACAGAACGACTCTCTAACTGACTCCGGTGTAATAGCTGGAGTCTTTTTTGTTTTGTGGCAATGCTTTATATCTTGACCAGTTAGTCAGGTTCTAGGGTTATGTTGACAGTGTAAACATTTAAAGGGAGTCTATAGGGTGCTGCCGATTCGCTCGCCAAGCGCAAGAATTTATTTTTTGTCAAGTGATTCGTTGGTTGTTATCAATAGTTTAACAAAAGTCAAGCCTAGATCACAAATTGTTTCAGTCTTGTAACATTCGATCACATTTTATACGGAGGGGGTTGACATTCGTTGGGACCCTCTGTATTATACGCAGGTGATTCGGTTGGGGTCTGTTTCCACCCACATCTACAACATAAGAATTTTACTTTGACCCTGTATACACTGTGGTATTTATGCAACAGTATACGACATGCGCTACCCACTTAAGTCAACTACACAAAAAAAAAGAATCGTTGGTAATCAACGACTTATAAAATAATTAAAATACTTACTGGACAAACAGCTAAAAATATCCCTATAGTATAGTAGGAGCTATACTTAAGTATATACTTAAGATCTCAACTTATCATATTATAATACTAGATAGATTAAGAAACTTAAGTTTATACTTAAGTATAGGTAGTACCAATAGTAGCACTAGCTACGCAAGGTGAAACATTATGAGCGTCCACGATAAGATCCCCTATAGTGAAGTGATAGCCAAGAAGGTTAGAGAAGGTATTCGTAGTGGAGTATCTGTTAAGGATATTCTTAGTAGTATCCAGAAGTATCAGAATGCCCCCTCAAGTACA